TGCATTTAAGTCTTATCTACGAGCTGTATTAGCATCAGCAGTAACAATGGGTCTAGCACTCGCTGCAGACCTTGCACCAGAGTATGCAATCTTGATTGGTTCAATTGCTGGTCCACTTGCAAAGTGGGCTGACAAGACCGAGAAAGAGTATGGCTTAAAGTACATTAACTGTACTGCGAGGCAATACAAAGAGGGGCGCTTAACTGCGCCCTTCTTTTTTTATGCCCTAAATTTCCCTAGCAGGATCATCTACTGGGCAAGGAACTACTATTAGGTTGCCACAGTTAGCACAGGTTGCATCTAACATATACCAGGAGATCTCAAAGTTATCAAAGGTAGCTAGGATAGAGAAGACTTTAGAGCCACAAGGACAAGCGTGTAATGGTCCTAAAGATCTAAGATCTGTACCAAATTTAGGAGGTAAGTTCTCTTTATTTTTTCGCAGGTTTGGTAGACGGAACATACTGACTGTACCACTGCGGCGCTTCAAAGCGCCGCCCGTACCGTAATTCGCCTCACGGCTCATATGGTACACATTCTTGGACTAGTAAAGAGAAACGATGCCTCCACGGCGTGTCGTTTAAACATCCCAGCGTTTTTTATAAGTAGTGCTATTATTAAGCCAAGATAAAAGAAGGGCAATTATGACGGCAATTGTTGGTATACAGGGTAAGGGTTGGGCTGTTCTTGCAGCAGACTCAATGACCACATATACAGATAAACCTTACATAGCTAAAGGCTATGACAAAATTGTTAAAGTCAATGAGTATTTAATTGCTGTTGCCGGTGATGCAATTGCTGGAGATATCCTTAATAATCTATGGCAACCACCAAAGGTAATCAAGACACAAGATCCTGATAGATTTATGATGATCAGAGTTCTACCTTCTATTAAACAAACTCTAACTGAGGCAGGGTATGACCCTGCTCCTAAGGGTAAGAATGATGATGATGCTGGTTGGGATGCTTTAATTTGTTTTAATGGAAAGTTATTCCAGATCAGTGATGACTATGGGTATATGCGAGATGATAGAAATCTATACGGCATAGGCTCAGGTGGTTCATTAGCTCTTGGTGCATTGGTTGCACTAGAGAATGATACTAAGACACATACAAAAGCAACTGGTGCTGCAAAGAAAGCTATCAACATAGCAATCCAATACAACGTTTGGTGTGGTGGTACTGCTAGTATCAAAACACAATTCACTAAGTAGGAACAATGAATAAGACTAGGAAGTTTGCTATCCAAGAGGCCTATGAAAAAGGTTATGAGGATGGTATAAAGGCCTGTAGAGATACAGATGTTAACTGGGAGGAACAGAACAAGATGAGAGCACAGTGGCTACAGGACAATCCTGATGCACAGTATGAAGGATGGATGTCCATATGACCGACCCAAAAGAATTACTACTACAAGTACTACGGGCTAAGGATGCTGGTAGGGCTAGATCTAAACAGACACAGGTAGGTCCATCAGAGTTAGGTGGTTGCCGTAGAAAAGTTTGGTATCGTCTTAACGATCAACCTGAAACTAATGATAACGAATTAAAGTTGTCAGCTATTATGGGTACTGCTATCCACGCTGAGATAGAAAAAGCAATTGCAACTGCAGATCCAAAGGGTGAGAAGTACTGGGTTGAAACATCTGTTGAGTACAATGGAATGAAAGCCCATATAGATTTATATATACCAGAAACAGGAGATGTGATAGATTGGAAAACCGTTAAGGTTAAGAATCTATCTTACTTCCCATCGCTACAACAGCGTTGGCAAGTTCAGGTATATGGCTACTTACTTGACAAGTCTGGCAAGGGGACACCCAGAACTGTTAATCTAGTAGCCATTGCCAGAGATGGTGATGAAAGAGATGTGAAGGTTCATTCAGAACCTTATGATCCGAAGTTAGCAGAGGATGCCTTGAACTGGCTATCTGCTATTAAAGAGAGCGCAGATGCCCCAGAGCCAGAGCGTGATCAAAGCTACTGCAAGTTCTATTGCAAGTACTTTGATGAGACAGGCGAGATGGGATGTACTGGTCTAAAAAAAGAACGTATCAAGGAAGGTGAAGTCTTCATAGATAATCCTGAAGTAGACACATCTGCCTTGAAATATTTACAATTAGATGCAAAGATCAAAGAGTTAACAGAAGAGCGTGAGTCATTAAAGACTGCACTAGAAGGATTTGCTGGACAAACAAACAGTGGTGTATCCATATCCTGGAGTACTATCACAGGGCGTAGTTCAGTAGATGCCGAAGAGGTTGAGAAACTTCTCGGCTTTGTACCAAAGAAACAAGGACAGGAATCACTACGATTATCTGTCAAACATAATGGAGGTAAGTAAATGGCTGCATCGGAAAGCACAAAGTTTCAGATCAACTATAGATTAGCTGATGGAACTTTGGTTAATATCTATGCGACAAATCAAGCAGAGTTAGAGGCATCTCTAACCTCAATCGCTGATGTATCAACACTAATAACATCAACCGGCACTGCACTTGGTGCTACTGCACAATCAACAGCAGGCGCAGTTGCCTATGCTAAGAAAGCATTAGGTGGTACCACAGTGGTACCAGATGGAGCAGCACCTGATTGTAAGCACGGCTCAATGGCATTTCGCTCAGGCGTAGGACAAAAAGGTCCTTGGAAAGGTTGGATGTGTGCTGCACCTAAAGGTGCGGTAGACAAATGCGAAACCGTCTGGATTAGATAACTAATGCGGGTTCCTTGGACTTATGAGAACCCAGCTTGTGCCGAAGTAGGTGTGGAGTTTTTCTATCCTGAAGTAGAAAACGGAGATAGAGTCCATACTCAACAGGCAATTAATGTTTGTAATAGATGTCCTCACTTGGCAGAGTGTGCTGAGTGGGGCATCCAAAAGGAACGCTTTGGAACTTGGGGCGGACTTACTGCAGTAAAGAGAACTAAAATTAGAAGGCTTAGAGGTATTACTTTACCTAGAGAGGAACACGTTGCTTAATTTAAATAGGGCGTGGCGTGGTAGTAATACCAATGCAACACCATTACCTGATGTATGGAATGATCTTGCTAAGAGGCAGATCAAATTCCGTAGAGGTCAGGTATGTATGGTTGCTGCTGCACCCAATGCTGGTAAGAGTATGTTTGCTCTTATCTATGCAGTTAAAGCAAAGGTTCCTACTTTATTTTTCTCGGCTGATACCGATATAGCAACAGTGATGATGAGAGCAGCCTCTCACTTATCAGGACACAGTCAATTACTGGTGGAAACAAACTTGAATAGTAACCGTCATTACTACGACAAGCACCTAGAGAGTATGTCCAACATACAGTTTGTCTTTGACTCATCACCATCATTAGATGATATTGAGTTAGAGATCAAGGCTTATGTTGAACTCTTTGGAGTTCCACCAGAGTTGATTGTTGTTGATAACCTGATGAATGTGGTAGCTGAATCTGATAATGAATGGGCAGGACTACGAGCTATTATGGTGGACTTCCACGATATGGCTCGTAAGACTGAGGCCTGTGTGATGGTATTACACCACGTCTCAGAGCAGTCTGAGTATGGTAAGGATAATAAACCACCTCACCGTAGGGCTATTCACGGCAAGGTATCTCAACTGCCTGCTTTAATACTTACCCTTAACTATAACTACAGTCCTTATAACAGTGAGTTACAGGTGGCAGTAGTTAAGAATAGGTTTGGTCCACATACAGCAGATGGCTCAGATTATGTATCTCTATTTGTAAACTATGGTGTCTGTCAGATCAATGATGCTGATGCACTAGGTCAGATGCACAGAAGGGATAGCCTGCTAAATGTCAGCCAAGTACAATAAACAAAAGGGTTCTAAGTTTGAAGTTGATGTAATGAAATGGTTTAGAAAGATGGGTGTGGTGGCTGAACGCTTACGCTTATCAGGTAGTGAGGATGAGGGTGATCTAGTAGTTATAGTTGCCGGTGAAACCTTTGTCTTTGAGTTAAAGAATACTAAGAAGTTGAACCTAAAGGAGTTCTGGGATGAAGCGCAAAAGGAAGCTGATAATTATGCTAAGCATCGTGGCGTTGCTAGGCCTTTATCTTATGTATTATTTAAGAGAAGAAACGCAGGAATAGACAGAGCTTGGGTTATACAGGATCTAACGCAATGGTTGGAGGATAAGAAATGATTTGTCTAAGTTGCAGGTCAGCAGGGCAGGAAAATGCAAAGGACAATTACAATAGGTCTGAGGTTCTACACAAAGAATGTAAAGGAGACTGCGCTTGTCAACACAAGACTGGTCCAGGGTGGGTCGTAAGAAAAGGTACAAAGGCACCACTGATGCAAACGCAATCCCCATAGGAGTAATCGTTGCCCACTATGGCGGTGAGGTAAGAGAAGGCAGGGCTTGCTCTGTAAGGTGTGTCTTACATAGCGACAGTAGGAGAAGTGCAGTAATAAATACGCAGGAGAATTTGTACTATTGCCATACTTGCGGTAAGGGTGGCAACGCAGTAAACATTATTAGTATCAAAGAGAATATGGAGTTTAAAGATGCTCTCGCCCGTGCAATTGAAATCATCACTGGAAGCGGCAGTGCAATACAACAAAGATCTAAACGAAGAAGCGGTAGCATTTCTAGAAGGTCGTGGGATCTCTAAGGAGATAGCTGACCAGTACTCATTAGGTTACATAAAGGAACCTTTTGCAACCCACGAGAACTACCAAGGGTGGCTATCTATACCGTATATAACGGTACTAGGACACTGTGTTGGCTTTAAGTTTAGAAGATTAGATGATGGCAAACCTAAGTATGGCGCACCATTAGGACAGAAGGGTCATCTCTATAATGTTAATGACATCATTTTATCTAGTGAATATATAGCAATCTGTGAGGGTGAGCTAGATACAATCATTTGCTCTGCAATACTAGGTATACCTGCAGTTGGAGTTCCTGGTGTTGCTGCTTGGAAACCCCACTTTAGTAAGATGTTTACTGGCTATGGCAAGATTTATATTATTGGTGATAATGATCTTAAAGATGATGGCTCTAATCCTGGGGCAGAGTTTTCAAGGAGGGTAGCTCAGGAGGTAATGAACTCTACAATCGTGTCGCTTCCGGCTGGATTAGACCTTAATGATCTATACTTAGCAAAGGGTATAGAAGAGACAAAACGGACAATTGGAGTACCTAATGTATGAAGAACTCGGACCTGAAGGTATTAGCAGAATGGTTGGCGACCTTAGGGATCTCTATAGTCAAGATAGATTACGACAAGGGAACGGTGGAGATCGCACCACCAAAGATAAGAGAATAGATGATGAGTTCATCTCCAATATGTGGGCTGTTATGGATGCAGCAGGTAACTTACTTATCAGTAAGCACCACGATTACGGTCCTTTAAATATAGCAAGATCACCAGGCGGTCCTATCAATGGGTTGCGAGTGCGTATGTGGGACAAGATAGCCCGCATAAATAATTTAGTAGACTCTAAAGTTAAACCAAGTAATGAATCATTACGAGATTCTTTTATTGATCTACTTAACTATTCAGCTATTGCAATTATGGTATTGGATAACAACTGGCCTGAGGTACAGACACTGGATTGTGAATGAG